AGGCAGAGGCGGTTGTGCGGTACCCCTTTACACGCTGCTTTCAACGCAAGCTACTAAGTTGCAATAACGGCTACTAACTTAGCATTACTCCCAGGTTACAATGGCGCAGTAGAGCCTGGTCTTTTGGTTTGTGTCCCCCAGCAAGTTCTGTTGGCAAGTACAGAGTACTGCCTCCTCAATGCTTTTAACAGAGGGGGTATGTTATTTTTTAAGAGATTCAGTAAGAGCCTTAGATCCGCCTACACGGACATTTATTATGCCATTATAATATTCGTCAGTAAGTAATACTTCTCTGTCGAATTGTTCTTTAGCCTCGAGGTACGATAGTTGTCCTCTAGTTGTACAAAAATATAAAATTTCTCTTGTAAAGTTTTCTGTGCCTAATTTGTCAACATCTGCTTGCAAATTATCTGAAGATCCCCAATAGTCTCTCCAGTCACTTTCTACAAGTGTTCTACGTTTTCTTTTTTTGCCTTTTAGTGGTGGCCTAGTTTTTTTAAACTGTGATAGTTTTTTGCCTATATACTTTTTGCCATTAGTCAGATTTGTAATGAGGTATACAAAGCCGATAAATTCTTGTGGTATTTCCTCTACGGGTTTACCTTGGTATGTCCATTGCATACGTTATATATATCTTTGGTCCTCATAAATCTACTGATTATGGTATTGTTTTTTCAAAATTTCAAAAGTCTGTTTCCAACCGTTGTCAATTTGGTGATATACATCACTGCGTTTTGCAATATCCCAATCGTTACCGCCCGGAAAACATTTGTCGCCAAAAAATACTACGTTGCCTTTAATGTGATTTAATGCTTGGCCTTTGTTGTGTCCTGCTTTAAAAATGTCTATACTAGTTTCGCCTGCTACTAGTGCCTCTGCTTCATTGCCAAAAAGTTTGTTAAATTCTTCTGATACAGTATTACGAGCCTTGTGTTCTTTTTCCCATTGTACATATCTTTGTCGTTGTTCAAAATTTGCATTTCTGCCACATATACTAAAATTTGCTGTGCCTGTACGTTGTTCTATATGATTGCCTGTTTTTTCTGGATAGTCTATTTTACTTAAAGCGTCCTCTAAGAAATAGTATTGTTCTGATGTAAGTTGCCAATTATTACGTTCGTATTCTTCTGTGCCTTTATATACATGATTGCCGCTACAGTGAAAAACTAAGTCAAAACTATTTGTTAACTTTTCACCAATTTGTTCAATTGTTTTTGGTCTATCTGATCCTGTACAAATGTAACATACATTATTACGAAGAAAATCATACATAAATTCTTCAAATACAGGATCAATAGTTTCTCGGGCATTAGTTAGTGTGCCATCTACATCAAAAACAAAACTAGTCATCATCTATACCTATTACCCTATTGTTATACATTTTTGCCCATATGTCAACTGGAATTTCTCCACTATTTCTGAGAGCAGTTCTTTTTTTGTCTCTAGATGTTTCAAACACCCAATCATCTGATATTGTAGTATTAGCAGTAATACTGCTTATGTTGACTGTACTAGTTGTGTAATCGTTTATATCTATTGTGTAAGTATCGTCCATTGATGTACCGGTTGATAAAATAATATCATCAAATGCATCTGGATCAAAATCATCAGGTTCCATATATTTCATACCAAATTTTTAAAGGAATAGATCCATTTATTAAAATATGTATTGGGTGATCAACTGCAGGTCTACTTTTAATAGTTTTACCGCCATCTGGACTTTCGTATATCATTGGTCCAGTTATCTTACTACATAGCCAATTGATGTCTACATTTTCCATTAAACAGCCTCTACTATTTCTGTATCAGTATTAAACGTAGTAAAGCCATTTTCTTTTGTGACTTGTAAGATTGTGTTAACACGACCTTGTAGTTCATCTCTGTGAGAGATTAAGAATATGTTTTTGTTACGCTCACGTTCCATTTTCTTTAGAACACCAAGTGCACTATCAACTCCGTTTGTATCCATGCCACTGTCTACTAGTTCGTCGATTGCTAAGAAGTTAATGGGTGTATTCATAGTTTCAAATACATCTCTAAACGACCAACTTAGTCCTAGTATAAGTCTATTGCGTTCGCCTCGTGACAAGTTATCGAAGTCTAGTTCTCTACCAAGCTCTGTAATTTCTACAGTTAAGTCTGGTTGAAATGCTACGTCATGTGGTAATCCTAGTTTAGTTAGATAGTAAGCAAGTCTACTATTCAAGTACTGTAAGTTTTGCTCAATAATACGTTTACGTATAAAAGAGTCTTTGTTTGTTAACAGTTTGTACAGGAAGTCTTGGTGCTCTTTTACACGCACTAGTTCGTTCATCTTTTCCCAACTAACTTCTTGTATTGCGGTTTCCTTTAAACTGTCAATTTGCTCTTGATACGTATCTGTTTCTTGTTCTTTGTTTGTATATTCTGTACGCAAACTGTCAAGTTGACTTTGATGTTGATACGCTTCTTTTTCTGTATTGTAAAGTGTAACAGGTTCCATACCTATTTCGCCTAACTGTTCAAGTGCACTTTTGTATTCTAATTTTAGTGTAAAATCATTGTTAATATGATCTTGTGATTCTTCAACTGCTAACTGCTTTGCTTTAAGTATTTCACCATGTTTTTTATCATGGATAGTTTGTCCGCAAGCATAACATTCGTGTTGCTCGGTTGCTAGTAAATCTTGTTTAGCTTTATCTAATCGCTTTTGTTCACGACTGATACTATTAGTTAATTTCGTAATCTCAGATTCAAGTGTGTTTACTTGTGTTTTCTTTTCGAGGTAATCAGCTAAAAGTTTATGATTTTCTAATTCTTTCTCGATATCAATTTTCTCTAATACATCAATTGCATTTGCTAGTTCTTGCAGTGTTTCTTGTTTTTTGCTTTGCCATAGACTTTGTCTACGTTCAAGGTCACTGATACTTTTCGCAATTGTGGCATTTGAATCTTCAACTGCTTTAATACGATACTCTTCTTCTTTAATTGCATCTTTGTTAAGCCTTTGTTGCTCTTTTAGGGCTTCTGCTTTTTCACTGAGCATTGTTATGCCTAATAGCTGCTCAATAATAGCACGTTGGTCGTTCGCCCGCATACTTAAAAATGGCTCTGTGTATGTGTTTAGTGCTACAATGTGTTTGAACATATCGTGGCTCATACCAAATAGCTTTTCAACTACTTGTTGTGTTTCTCTGTTTTCACCTTGAGCTTCATTATTTTCATCAACATCGTTATCGTTAATATAAAACTTAAAAATGTTTGGTTTACGTCCACGTTCAATTCTATAACGGACGTTATCCTTTTCGAAGTCAAGAGTAACTAACATACTCTTACCGTTCGTTTTATTTATTAAGTTATCTTTACGTATGTTAGTTAGCGCATTTCCGTACATTGCATACGATAATGCATTAATAATTGTGGTTTTTCCTGTGCCGTTACGAGAACCATCACCTCCTAAGTCAACATTATTACCCAGCACTAGTGTCAAACCATTATCATTGAAACGTACAGCTTGTGTAACGTTACCGACACTCATAAAGTTTTTAATTGTGATATCTTTAATTGTAATCATAAGTTATTATATATGTCCACTAATAGTCGCTTATCAATCATTTCGCTGTCAACAGCATTAAGGCTATTATACACTATCTGGTCAACATTTTCAACTTCTAAATCATCTACTTGTCGCCAATCTTGTGTGTGTTCTTCTTTTTTGCTTGGCATTAGTGTAATGTCACGCAAATTATATTGTTGTGCAAATGTTTCTTTGATAAAACTTGCTTCTTCATACGTAATGTTTACATCAAGTACAGCACGACAATATGTTTTGTTGTTTAGTATTCTATCGGCATCGTCGATAAGTGCACTGAGAGGAGTAGTTCTGTAACGTGGACCGTCAAAGTCTATATACTCTGGCTTACCTCCCCATGATAGTTTCATCATTCCTCTGTCATCATCCCAAGCGTCAGCATAATTATGCGGAAAAGGAGACCCTAAGTAATGAATATTACCTTTATGCTGACGCTTGTGGAAGTGACCGCTGAACACGTATTCTGGTCCAGTAAGGTGTTCTACATTTAGCCCACCGTGATCTGGCATTTCAACCATTGCATTCATCTTAAAGTGTGGTAACTCAAAGTGTCCAAACATATATCTACATTTGGTTTTGTGTATTTGTTTCCACTCATCGCCTACTAGCCACGGAACAAGTGCTACATCATCTTGCACAAGAGTGTTTTCTACTAATTCAACGTTGCTAAACAATCCAGCGTAAGGTAAACTGTTTAAGTCTCGCTTTTCTCGATAGTACAAATCATGGTTGCCCATAATCATATACACACGTTCAAAGTTTTCACTTAATTTTTGTACGTTGTCTACGCTGTAATTAAGAGTGCTTACATTAACACCAGCACGATGATGGTGCCAATCACCTAAAAATATACAAGTTTCACAGTCTTCGCTTTGTTGAATAAACCAATCAACAAATTCTGCACAGTCATCATTGTGTTGACGACTGTTGTTTTTGTTACCAAAGTGAATATCTGTAAAACAGGCTGCTCGATTAAAAAATGTCATACCTATAGAATACTACTGTTAGGGTTATATGTCAACTAGAAATTAGTTCCGGTTGCTTCTTTACGTTCTTTTTCCATTTGTTCATCCCACTTAGCACGTTCTGCTGCTTCATGGTCAAGTTGTCTACTGAAACTAGGCATTTGTCCTGCTTCTTGTAGTAAATCGTCACGTATGTTTTGATTACGTTTTTCTAAGTTTAGTATTCTTGTGAAACTATTTGTTACTGCGGCTGTGTAATAAGCAAACGGATTTTGTGATTTAAGCTCGTTAAACTGCAATCCAATTTGTGATAACTGTAAAAGGGCATGACTACGCATTTCATCTACATAAGTGTAGCCACGCCAGTTACTGCGCATACTATAACGTTCACATAGTTTGATAAACATCTTTGCTAGTTCATTGGAAATTTTTCCATGCTGTGTATTAAATTTACCGTTGTCTAATCCACCTTCCCAATGACTGCGAACTACTTCTTTTGTTTCGCCGTTTACTTTAGCAAAGTGTTTGAATGGAGGAAAGTTACATTTACTGTGATGATCTGCAACAGTTTTAGGTTTACTCTTGCGTCCTGGTTCCTCTGGTATATGTTCAAATGTCATAACTCTAAAAATTAAACTATCTGGATCAATTTCTTCAGGATCAACTCTGCTGTCAGCTTGCTTAGGCTTATCCTTTGCTTTACGTGGACCGTCGTACCATTCTTTGTAAGCACGTTCGTATCCTTCGCCGCTTAGTTGATGAGCACGATTTTCACGTGCTTGTTGAATTACATCGTCTTTAAAAATGTCGTCGTATTCTTCTACAATAATATCAAATCTGTTGTAATCGTTGTCTAGTGAATAGCAAAAAGACATTTTACTTTTGTGTATTTCTTTTAACATATCCTTATTGTTTAGATAATTTTGTTTCCTCATTATAATTTCCTTGAATATTAGTTTAATATAACAATTATATTGATAAATGTCAACCTAAAATTAAATTAGCACTTTATAAGGCAATAAATAGTAACATAGGAGATTACTATGAGATATTCGCAACTTGTTGAAGCAGAAGCAAAAGATATTGCTGTATTTTACGGCGGTAGATTTCAGCCTATGCATAGTGGACATTTTCAAGTATATATGGACCTTGTTCGTAAGTTTGGTTCCGATAACGTATTTATCGCTACTACAGTTAGTAAAACTGCAACGCCCGACAAAGACCCATTTACATTTGATGAAAAGAAAATGATTGCAAACAAAATGTTTAATATACCAGCTGACAAAGTTTTAAACACACAGCCTTACAAACCAGATGTAAGTTTAACAGGAAAAGATCCTTCTAACACTGCTATCTTACTTGTGTTTAGTGAAAAAGATGCTGGACGTTTAAAAACCGGTGGCTATCTCAGAATGTACAAAGACGGTGAAACGCTAACAACAGGTGATGAAGCAGGATACATTTACACTGTTCCTGTTAAAGATGATGGACGCAGTGCAACTACATTCCGTAATGCTATGCGTATGGATTTAGAAGCAGCAGAAAAGCAACGTGTGTTTAAAGATTTCTTTGGTGCATTCAATCCAGAAGTATTTGAATTTGTATTGGATAAGTTAAATGGCGATCAGTGATAACAGAGCTAGATTAGAAACAGGCAGACCTGATTTATACTGTCAAGGACCTGCAGTATCATTGACAACTAATAGAGGAATATTATTTCCTAATCAGCCTGATATTTCATACCAACAAAGTGTAAACTATAATACATACGACTTAGTTCATACAAATTATTCGTATCATAGTTATAGAAACACACCTAGTGCTCAAATTCAAGTTACTGCAC